GGGCGCGGTAACACCGGCCCTGTCTCGACTCCTGAAGGGTACGCGCCGGGAACGGGCCGGGCGGGTTTGTGGTCGGTTTGTGGTCGGTCGGGAAGGATCGGGCGGCGACGGGAAACCAAGGGCGCGATCGTGCGGCGACGAAATGCTAAGGAAACAAGAGGCGGCGACGGCTGACCACGGTCGGATCAGCCGTCGCCGTTGCCTTCGTGAGAATTGTACTCGACGAGGGCGTCGCAAACCGTGCCGCTTACAAGTCGCTGACTCCACTGCGTTTATGACCTTTGACGAGGCGCGGACCCGAGCGCTTCGCGCCGGTCCCATTTCCGTTTGTGGTCGGTTTGTGGTCGGTCGAGCCGACCGCCAGCGGCAGCGCCTCGCGCTCGCGCTGGTCCTGGAGGTCGAGCGCCTGATTGCGGCGCGCCGCGTCGAGCAGCGACCCGGCCTGCAACCCGAGATAGTCGCTCGTTTGCGCGATGGTCGTATGCCCGAGCAGTTCCTGAATCTCGCGCAGCGTGTAGCGTTCGGTTTCGAGCCAGCGACTCGCGCCCTCGCGCCGCAGGTCGTGGAAGTGTAACGCCGCCGCTTTGTAGACCGCGACCGACGCGTCGCTGAGGTTGCCCCCTGCGAGCAGTTCAGGCGTCTGCCCTTGCGCGCGCACGACGGCCGGTTCCCACGACGCCAGCTGTGTCACGCGCTCGCCGACTTCGTTGCCGTAGACGTACGCCGTGTCGTGGAACGGCTGACCCGTCAGCGCGTTGATCCGTCGCCGCAGCAGCACGGCGCGCCAGCGCAGCGAGACGGGCACCATACGCGGTTTGCGCGTTTTCCTGGCGCCCTTCTCGACGGCCGTGATCCGCGCGATCCCGACCGCCGGGGGCGCCGCGAGGTCGAGGTCGCCCCACTGAAGCGCGAGCAGTTCACCCTTGCGCGCGCCCGACTCAATCGCGCCGACGATCAGGTCGTGCAGCCGCTGCGCGTCGAACGGGAAGCGGCCCGCCAGCGCCGCGCGCAGCAAGCGATCCTCTTCGCCCGGCTTCAGGCGACGGATGCGCGCCTCGCCCTTCCGGCGCCGTAGGACGGCGTGCTGTTCCTCGCTGACGACGTCGAACGGGTTGGTGTCGAGGACGCCCGCGTGCTTGCCGAAGCGGAACAGGCGATTGTAGATCCCGCGATACTTCGCCCACGACGAGCGCCCCTGGACGCGGATCGCGGGCGACTTGCGGAACAACACGATCGCGGCGGCGTCGATGCTGCGCGCCGGGCGCGCGCCGAAGTCATCGAACGCACAGAGCCGATCGAGGCGGCGCCGGTGATTGTCGAGCGTCTCGTCGCTGGCGGCGTCGACGTCGCTGATCTGCCCGTCGAGAATCTCGCGCTTGAACTGCGCGACCAGCTGCGCGAGCGTCGCGACCGGGTCCGCTTTCGGGCGCGCCTTCGTCGCCGCTTTGGCATCGACGAACGTGCCCGCCCGGATTTGCGTCCGCATCAACTCGACAACGGCGTCGGCGCGCGTCCGGGTCTCGATGGTCTCGTGCAGCGTCACGAGCGCCCAGCGGTCGACGTTGTTCGCGTACGGCTTGCCCTGATAAATGAATTTTTTCATGTACCACGGGTGCTTGCATTTCGTCTGGCGCGCCTCGTCGCAGGCGCACCGCTTCGTTACGTCGCTCATCGGTCTTCAGTCCTCTCGGTCGCGGTTGTGTACGTGGTCAGGAACCCGAGCAGCAGCGCCCGCATCGACTTGCCCTCGCGCCGCGCGTGCGCGCGCGCCGAGATCCAGAGGTCGGCCGGGATGTCCGAGAGCAGATAGAACCGCGCGGTGCTTCTGTTCTTCGGCGTGAACGCTTTCGAGTAGCCGCGAGCGGGGCGCCGATGCACGCGTGCATGGCGCCCCTTGTCGCAGGTAGAGCAGCGGTCGCCCGACTCGGCGGGCGCGAACGCGTGGTAGTCGGCGGCGCGCTTCATTTCGCGATCGCCGCCAGGAGAATGAAAACGATCGCGAGGATGAAACCGAACGGCCCGGCGACGAGCGTCAGCGCGGGCAGCACGACCAGCAGGCCGACGACCAGCAGGCCGACGCGCAGCAGCGAGACGGGATTGTCGGCGCTCACAGGGCACCGCCGTCGACCGCTTCGAGGAAGTACGCGACGGCGTCGCGCGCCGCGCTGTCGCCGCTCCAGCCAAGATCCGCCGGGTTGAGTTCCCAGCGGATCTCGCCGATGCCGTTGATCGACAGCACGCGGAACGTGCCGTCGGGTTGCTCGACGACGACGTACGAGTTCGCGTGCGGCGTCGACCAGAACACCGCCGGGTCGTTCCGCATGACGCGCAGCTGGCGCGCGACGCCGTAGCCGCCGCGCGTCGTCAGTTCCCGTCCAGGTCGGAGGCGAAGTGTCGAGGCGTTCACAGTGCACGCCCGTTCTCGAAGCTGGCGACCGTCATGTCGCCCTCGTACCAGTCGCCGACCGTGTAGCGAACCTCGCCGCCGCCGCTGACGATGCGGTTGACGTGCTGCACGTACCCGTTCTTGCTGTCTTCGCGAGCGCGCGTGCACGCTGCGTCGTAGGCGCGCAGCTGCTCGATCGTCTCGGGTAGCTTCGAGTCCGCGACCAGGATCCACTGCTCGTCGCGGTACGCGATCGTCCCTGCCCTTTCGAGTGTCTTCAGTTCCTGGCGTTCCGCCAGTGTCAGCTGTCGCGCGGTCGCGGGCAGCTTCGCGAGCAGCCGCGCTTGCGCGCGCTCTGTCGCTGTCGTCTTCGCTGTCGTCGTGTTTCTCATCTAACTGACTCCCTCTTAACAAGTTACCGACCGAGCCATAAGTATACAAGTAATCTATATACTTTTCACCAAGTCTAACTCGTTGAGAATGTGCCAGTTAGCGCCTCTTTTTCTGGAAGGAAAGCGGCACGGCAGCGCCGGGGGCGTCCGGGTTCACGACGACAAGGGCGGCGACGACCCACGCATCGAGCCAGGACTCATGGATCCGCAGGTCGTTGCGCGCGCCCAGCCGCGCCGCTTTCAGGCGCCCGCTGCGGATCGCGCTGTAGATCATTTGCGTTCCGCACTTCGCGCGGTCGGCCGCTTCGGGTACGGTCATCCAGGGCGACGGCGTCGCGGTCGTCGTCGGCGCGTCGTCGGCTTGTGTCGGCATTTGTTGGCGCCTCAGTGGGTCGGGACCGGGTCATCGAACTCGGCGAACGCGACCGCGAATCCAGCGCCGGTCGCGCCCGGCGTCGTCGCTACGCGCGTGCGGGCGCTGGGCGTCAGGCCGAGTTCAACCCACAGCTTGATGCAGTTGCCCAGCGCCTTGTTGCTGATCGCGATGTACGGGTTCGGCATCGGGTAGCCGGACGGCGCGCGAACGACCATGCCCGCCAGCGCGATCTTGTTGTTCGCTTCGAGGTAGCGCGCCCACTGCTGGCAGAGCGCCAGGAGCGACCCGCGATCGCCGTCCGTGATCACGCGCGCTTGTTGCAGCATCGGCAGCAGCCGCGCCCACTCCGCGATCGCGACGTCGTTGCCGACGAGTTCGAGCGGCGGCGTGATGTCGGTCGTCAGCGGCAGCGGCGGTTCGTCCGCGTTCAGCGGGCGGCGTCCGGGATTTCCGTCGAGCCGCTTTTGCGCGGTCGGCTTCGGCTTGCGTCCTCTCATGGCACGACCTCGCCGACTTTGACGGCGCGCGATCCGGTGAACGCTTCCCAGCGGTCGATCGCAACCTGACAATACGTCGGCGCCAGTTCGACGGCACAGCAGCGTCGATCGAGACCCTCGGCCGCAATGATGCCCGTCCCGCTGTCGACGAAGACATCGAGGACCAGCGCCTTCGGATCGAACGTGAGGCGCTCCAGTAGCCACTGCCACAACAGGATCGGTTTCGGGCAAGGGTGCGCGACGTCGGCCGCGTTCGCGGGCGTGTTGCTATCGACCGCGTCCGGGCGACAGCCGCGCCCGCGCGCCAGCGACGGGTCCGCACCATACGCCAGGAACGGTTGCCAGCAGTTGAATCCCCACGGACTCCGCAGCTGCCCGCCGCCGTAGAACCAACAGAGAACCCAATCGGGCGTTGGATAGAGCCATTGTCGGGTCACGCCAGGAGAAAACACGACGGTCTCGGAATGCGCGCGCGCGATCGGCAGCCAGCGCGTCGCCAGCTGCGCGACCGCCGCCTCGGTATCTTCGAACTCGCCCGCGTAGTGCAGCCCGATCCCGTAGGGCGGGTCCGTGAGACAGACGCGCGCGCGCTCGCCAGCGAGCACCCGACCCACGTCGGCGGCACTCTCCGCGCTGCCGCAGAGTAGACGATGGTCGCCCAGCTGGAAGAGGTCGCCGCGCGTGATGTCGGTCGCGCGCGCTGCGGGCACGGCATCGGGGTCGGTCTTGCCGACCTTTTTCTGATTCGTCGCGAGCAGTGCGGTCTCTTCCTGCGCGGTCCAGAACGGCCGCAGGTCGAGGCCCGCGTCATGGTCGGCGCGCAGCTGCTCGAAGTTCCACTCCGCGAGTTCCGCCGTCCGATTGTCGTAGAGCGCCAGCACGCGTTTCTGTTCAGGCGTCAACCCGCGCCGCCGCACCGCGATCAGTTCCTCGCCGGTCGCTTCGATGATCCGCACGGTCTTGATGCCCGCCGCGAGCGCGGCAGCGGTCACGCCGTTGCCCGCGAGGATCGTGTCGTCCTCGTCGATGACGATCGAGCGCGCCGCGCCGACCGATTGCAGCGAGTCGCGGACCATGTCGAGATTGCGCGCCGGGTGCGTGCGGCGGTTCTTCGGATCGGCGACCAGCGACCGCACGTCGCGCACTTCATCAGGCAGCGTCACGCGAGCACCTCGAATGTTCTTGACATACCGCCCTCGTTTTCAGACCCCTGACACAAATTCGCGATCGCGAGAGGTTGGG